GCGCGCGCTGCAGGCCCTCGCGCTCCAGCGTCTTGGCGCTTGCGCCCGCGTCCACCACCACCTCGACCAGATCCACGTCGTAGAGGTCGGCGTAGAGCTGCACCTTGGCGCGCTGTGCGTCCAGGCTTACGCCAGTATCTGCTTGTTTGTCTGTGCTCACGCGCAGGTACGCGACCGCACGGGTGCGAGTGATGTTGCTGGTCTTGCGGCTCATTATGTCGGCCCCCTTGCTATACCACAAGGGTAACATGCAACCCGTTACGCTTGCAATAGGCGCACTGCAAGTTTTTACTGTTCCACTGCACGACTAAACCCGTCATGCGCTCGGGTCAGTATGTGCTGCGAGCGCGGAGCCACGCCCAGAACGGCCGGCTGGTGTGCCCTCCCAGGTGTCGGCATACACGCAGCTTTCCGGGTCATAGAACTGAACGACGCGCGCGCCTTGTAGACCGAACTCTGATCGGCACTTGTCCACGTAAACCGCCGTCGCGGGGTGCTGCACTGCCCGTCCTGGCAAAATGCGCTCTACCACGATGCCTACGTGTGCATCCTGTCTGATGGCGCTCGCGCCTTTGAGGTCACCGAGCATGACGCGGCGCTGTTGCGTCACTGACAGGTTGTTGGGGTGGCAGATTAGAACCAGCGTCACTTCCCTTTGCACCGCAAACACAGCCATCTTGCGCACAGCATCCTCAATGGCCCTGCGCTCATCCTCTGCCCCTGTCACAAGGAAGCCGAGGTGGTCAATGACTGCCATCTTTACACCACGCCGCCGGACGGCGTAGCCGACAGCCTCCAGCACTTGCTCCACACCAAGCTCGCCGTAGTGATCCAGCACGTAGATTGGCAGCTGGCCCAGCTGCGCCATCGCCGCGCGCCGTTCGTGCTCGCTTGCATGTGAAAAGTCGCCACCCAGCTGTGCGCGCAGCAGCTTCTGCACCGTGCCGATTGGGCGCTGTTCGAAGCTGGTCAGCATCACGGGCACGCCGCGCAGTGCCTGCTCGCGCGCCACCCACGTCGTCCACGATGTCTTGCCGGCTGCCGTGTCGCCCGTCACAACCACAAGGCCGGGACGCCAGCCGCCCAGCGCCTCGTCCAGCTTGGCGCTTCCAATAGGCAGCCCTCGCAGCTCAGCCGGTCGCTGCACCAGCTGCTCGATTGCATCGGCGTAGGCGTCTACGCGGACAAGCTTGACGTCCAGCATCGGCGCTGCGGCATCAAGCGCAGCGTGGACCGTCCGCTGACCAACGCACGCTGCAAGGCAGTCGGCGGCATCCTTTGCCGGTAACTTGACGCGACTACACCTTTCCCTGCCAAGCTTAGCGGCAAGTGCCAGGGCGCCCTGCTCGCCTGCATCATCAGCATCGTATGCCAGTAGAAAGGAGCGGTAAGGCTCCAATGTGTCCAGCCATTCGTCCAACCACGTGCCTGCACCAGCAGTGCCCGTGACCACGTTGGACCGCAGCCCGTACTGCCAAAGTGCGAGCACGTCCAGCTCACCCTCGGTTACGATCACTTCACTGTTTGGATCACCATCAAGTTGATGAATGCCAAACAGTGTGCTCGTGGCGCCTGGGCATCGTAGGTATATCTTTTTCACCTGCCCGGCCTTGCAGCGATCACACCCAGCGCCGCCGCACCGCAGGCATGTGCCTGGAACGCTACGGAAGCGCATGTTCATCGGCTGGCCTTGTGCATCCAGCACCGGCAGCGCCACGTACTGCTCCAACACTCGACCGTCTGCTGCGCGCAAAAAGTGTGCACCAACGCGCCAGTGTTTCAGTGTCTCGTCACTAAACCCGCGCCCCTGCAGGTAGGCGAGCACCTGTGCACCCTCGTCTGCCCATAGCGCCGCCTCACACTCGGCTGGTAGGTCTGTCCTCCATCCAAACGGGCCGCCCTGTTGCGGGGTGGGTGCCACAACCCCGGCAGGCCCCGTAACAGGCCCCGGCGCGCCAGCGGCGGCCGGTGTAGCCGGTGCCGGTGTGGGCAGCCTGCGCACCGCAGGCGCCCCCTTAGCGGCTGTGGTGCGCCCCGCGTCGTCGGTGGTGCACCAGCCCTGCGCCGCGCACCGCTCACGTAGCTGCGTGCGCTGCTCGGGCGACAGCTCACGCAGCCGCCCGCCCAGCCAGCCCAGCGCCAGTAGGTCGGGCACGTCGCCCGACGCATCGCATCGGAAGCACCGCCAGCCCTGGCCGTCCGTGCGCGCTCCAAGCGGGCCGCGCCGGTCATCGGTGCCACGCTGCTCGGCCTTGCACGACGGGCAAGGCGTCAAGCCAGAACCACGTGTCACACGTAGATTGATGGCCTGAGCCGCCTGCGCCACGGTGGCCGCGCCCTTTACTTCGTCAATCCAGCCCACCGTCGCCTCCATCCAGCAGGTGCGCCACGTGCTCAACGTTGATCAGTTGGTACACGTTGTCACCGTCCTCGTTGCGCTCAACCATCACAATGTCAGCTCCGTACCCGCGCAGTTCGCTGATACGGCTGGAATACTTCAGCGCCAGCTCAGCCAGCTCGTGCGTGCGCACACCCTCGGGGCCGCGCCGCACGAATAGCTGCAGCATCGCGGCGCACTGTGCCGCCAGCCTGTGCGGGCGCGGGTCCGGGCTGGAAGTGGTGCCCGCCGGGCCGCGCCGCCGATACGCTGCCAGCGGCCCCAGGTCCGTACCATCGCCGCCCGATGACGGCTGCTGCCGCGCCACCCACTGCTCCACCAGCTGCAGGCGGTCGGCCAGCTTGCCGAGCCGCAGAAGGTTGTCCAGACCCAGGTACGTTCGCCGCTGGTCGTTCTGGCCACGCCAGAACCGGGCGGCTGGCTCGTCTGCCTCGTAGGCGAACGCCACCAGCTGAACCAGCTGATCGGCGGTGGCCTGCTGCAGCGCCGCGCGCACCTGCCGCTGCACGGCTTCTGCCAGCACACACGCGCCGGGTCGTGCCTGCCGGTCGCGCCACGCCGCCCACACGCGCTCCACTTCCTGTGCCGCGCTCGGTGCCGCTTGCCTGACAAGGCCCCAGCTTCTTGGGCTGGCACGCTTTCCCTCGGCTGCGGTGGCCGGGCGCCCCAGCTGCCTCTCCAGAAGTGCCAGCACCACGTCACGCGGCGGGGCTGGCCGGTCGCTGCACCGGGGCAGCGCCAGCGCACCCGTAGTCGGCTGGTCCTCGTGCTGCCGCACCAGCCACGCCCATGTTTGCGACCCACGAATGATGTCGTTGTGCGACCACAGCGCCAACAGCTGCGCCTGCTCCAGCCGGCGCACCACGGCCACCGCGTCCAGACGCTCAGCTCCGAGCGGCAGCAGCGGCACCAGCTGCGCGCTGTCCACCTGCACGATGCCATCCCTGTCGGCCTGCGCAGTTAGGTACAGCAGCACCATCCGATGCTGTGCGTCCAGCAGCTGCACCCTCGCGTCGTCCCACCACGTCGCCCGCAACACTACGTCGCGCATCACTTCCTCCCTGCTTTGCTTCACATGACAACGCCCGCCCGGTGCTGACGCCGGGCGGGCGCATCGTGTGTTTTAGAACGGGATGTCTTCGTCCTGCGCGTATCCGCCGGCAGCCTGGGCAACGGCTCCGCTTCCGCCACCAGCAGCAGCGCGCTTGTTTTTGCCTTCGCGGCACCACTTTTCTGCGTCGTTGATGGTGTCCTCCATCGCCTCGGTCACTTCGCCGCCGTAGAAACCGAACTCCTGCACCTTGACGCGGGTTTTGCCGTTGTAGGTTTCCTCGGCCAGCGTCACCCACACCGGGCGCCGGGTGAGTACCGACCAAGTGGCCTCGCCATCCAGCGCGTCCCAGGGCGCGGTCTGCCCCAGCGCCTTGGCCAGCTGCTGGACGCGCCATGCGGCACGCTGCGTCAGGGTCAGGGTGTCGTAGAACAGCCCGCGCACGTCGGCGCCGCTACCCTCGGGGTCGTCCACCACGCACCAGCGGGTGTCAATCTTGTCGTTGCCGGCGTTGCTCTTGCCGTACTCGATGTCAGCGCACCAGACCAGCTTGCGACCGGGCCGGACGTCGGGGCGCCGCTTGCCACCACCACCACCAGTCGCAGGCGCGCTGGGATCCACCATGAAAGACATTGTTGTACCCTCACTTTTGCCTGTTGTCTGTTGTCACTAAGCCGTGCGCCGACGACGGGCCGGCTGATTGGGATCCGGGGCCTCCACGCGAGGGGCCGTCGGCGCCTGTGCACCATCCACGCTGCTGGTCGCCGTACCGTTGAGCTTCGCCAACCATGCCGTGATGTTGGGCGGCTCCACCGGGTCAAGACCCGGCAACGCCTTGGTCAGCAGCGTGGGCGGACCCTGCAACAGAACGCGGTGCTGCACGGTGATGGTGCCGTCCTCGGCCTTGGCACGCTCGCGGTACACGTACCCGACAAGCGAGAAGTAGCCGGCGATCTCGTTGGGCAGCTTCTTGCCATCGAAGGACGGCTGCGTGTACCGCTGCCCGGTGCCCTCGTCGTTGTCGCTGGCCGCCAACGCGATGCAAACCACGTGGAACGGCAAGTCGCGCACAGTGCGCACCAGCTTGCGCATCCGGTCGGTGAGCGTGCCCCAGTCCT